TGGGATCGGCTACCGCGTCAACCGCCGGATGGCAAACTCAATCACGACGGCTGCGTTGCTGATGGCGAAGACGAGCACGGCGGCCTGTCCCCAGCGGCCCGCATAGAGCCAGAGGAGTAAGAAACCAGTGGCGACCCAGACCGACACACAGAACGGGCAGCCGGTCAGCGGGGCGAGCCAGGTTCGCAAGGTCCACTCGCGCAGCGGCGCGAGGATGCGCTCGACGGCCCAGATGGAGACGACCCGATGGGTGGCGAGACCGAGGATGGCAACGACGGACATATCCATGGACAGTTCCATCATGGCGGGATCGTCTCCGCCTTCGTGCCCCAGGGACCGGAGTGATCGGTGTCTTTCGGCGCGAGCTGCATCCGAAGCTGTTCAACCTCGGTCTGGAGCATGAGGATTTGCAGCATCAGGGAGCCGAGTTGTTGCTGGACGCGCTGTTCGACGGTCGTTGGCACCATCATGGGCACACCCCCCACACGCCAGTCCCAAAGTTTGGCGTGATACATGCCCCCGCCGAGTTGAAGAGCTTGACGCCCCCGCTATCTAAGAGTTGGAGAATGCCGCCACTGCCAGAATCGGAACCCAGAACCAAATGACCGGAGCCATCAATGGTGATCGCCCAGGCCTTCGTAGCTCCAGAGTTTATCAGTTGTACACCCGACCCAGCGACGACTCCCTTGAGCGCGAGTTGTCGGCCAACCACTGGCGTCGTATTGAGCCCGACGTTGCCCTGGCTATCGACCGTGAACTTCGGACTCCCGTTCTGGGTCGCGCGAATGAAGTCTCCGGTATACGTCCCACTGCCAAACGCCCCGTCGAGTTGCACCATCGGGCCGCCGAAGGACACGCCACTCTGCCGGATGACGAGGAGCGGGTTACTGCCCGTGCGGGTAGCGGTCTGGAGAAACACGACGCCACTCGTATCGCCAGCCGTGCGCCCATCGTCAATCTGGACGGCCCGCGATCCGGCCTGGGCCGTACTGATGAGCTTCGCGTAAAAGACCAGCGCGCCGCTCGCCGCTGTCGCAAAGAGATCGCCGCGAAAGAGCGCCTGGTCAAACTGCGTCGCGGTACTATCCGTTTGCGCGTAGAAGTTGTCGCCGCCGCCGATCCTGCTATGCGTGCACGTGATCCCGGTGTTGGAATCTCCGGCGTAGCCACCCTTCCAGACCATGAGGCCGAGATGGTTGACTGGCGAGACAGATGCCGTGCTGGGGGTTCTATTGATAAAGAGTGGCACGAAAGACCCCGAGGGCTCATTCGTGTCCTTGATCGTGATGTTTTCGACGACACAGCCACCGCCAACATTGAAGGTTGAACCCGTCCGATCAATGATCGCCGTCGAATCTTCTCCGATGATCTTGGTATTGGCGGGCGGCACGGCGCTGCCGCCGTAGATGGTATTCTTCGGAAGGAACACGGTCATACACCCGGCGGTGAAGGCCGCCGCGATGGCTGCCGCGTCGTTGGTCACCCCGTCCGACTTCGCCCCGAACATCTGCACGTTGCACGGGCGATTCGTCGGCACCCAGCCCGCCGTGGGCACATCCACCCAGAGGCCGCGAAGCCCATCGGTCTGCATCCGCACCGGACCCCAGGTGCCAGACGTAGGAGGCGCGGCCCCGGTATTCGTGCGGATGCTGCCCCGGACGGAATCGACGGTGACGCGACGGCTTGCGGCCCCGGCCGTGCGGGAGACGGCGAATTCGTCCGTTGCGACGGCCGGGGAGCCATCGGTGAGACCGCTGTAGCGGGTGTCAGGCATAGCAGAGGCGCACGATTACACCTCGGCGAATCTTAGACCATGTCCTCACGCATAGCGCCAGCAGCGTACTGGCAGTTCAAGTCGTAATCGTCAAAAGTGCCTTAAACTGCCAGGACTGCGTATTGACCTTCGTCCCGAGGGTCGTATCCACCTTCCGGTTGAAGAGCGTACCGAGCGTGGTGGACGTGGCCGAGGCGGTCGTATTCTTTACGCCCCATTCGTTCCACGGGAAGTTCGCCTCGGACGTGGTGAACGTCGCCCGGTAGGCGAGGATGTTGACCCCGGTCGAGTCCGTTCCATCGTTCCGCTTCGGAAAGCCGGAGTCCATCGCCTTGATATACCGCTCGCTCGACGTGCCGAGCACTCCGTTCTGACTGGAGACTTCCGCCGAGGTGGACGACCCGACGTGAATGAAGGCGGCCGTCGAGCCGAAGCGCTCCCCGGACGAATCCTCGGTGGTCGTGAACCGGGCGAACAGATCGCGCATCGCAATGGTCAGCATGGTTAGGCTCCCCCCTCGCTTGGATAAACCAGCATGTGGCGTTCGGCCACGGTTTCAAATCGTCCACACGGGCAGCGGCGCGTGCCGGCCGTCATCGTTTCGACCGCGTCGAGATGCGCGCACTCCGGATCGACGCTGGCGAGCACGTCATACTTGGTCAATTCAACCTTGAGCTCCCGCGCCTTCGGGAGCATCCCGTCAAGCGGGCCGCTCATGAGGTCACCGCGCCTTTGTCCTTCATGTCGTAAATCTGCTGCCAGTATTGGTTCTCCTGGATCGCTCCGTCTACGGCGTTGAGTTCCGTCAGGAGCTCCCCGCGCCGATTCATGAGCGTGCCCTCGCGCTCTTTCATGAGAGCCGGGTGAACATGCCCGATGACCGGGGCAGGCTCGAGGCCGTAGAGATGGCTGCCCTTGAGGAGCGCGGAATCTTCCGGGATTTCGACTTCGACGCCCATCCCTTCGGCGCGGCCGATCCAGTATTCGAGACACGCCTTCTGATAGAAGTACTCGGAGCCGACGATGAGATCGATCCCGTAAATGCCGATGCGCTCGAACCCCTCGAAGAGCGCCAGCGCCATCATGTAGGGGATCGTGGACGTGAAGTAGTCGCGGCGGCGGCGGAAGCCATTCCGGGGCGCGGAAGCAATGCGCGGGATCATCCGCTCCGGGGCCTTGAACCGCTCGAAGATGTCCGCGCGGGGCCACCGGACGGAATTGGGAATGTCGGCCTGCCGCTCGGCCATGATGATCGGGATGGGACAGCGTTGCAACCACGCGACGTAGTCCGTATCACGGACGATGTCGGCCTCGAACATCGCGCGGTAGTGAATCTCCCACCAGCGATCGGCGCGCGGGATATGCCGATAGAGTTGGTTCAGGCCCCAAATCTCATAGCTCGGATCATCGAAGGGGGCCTGCATCCGAGTCGTCGAGGCAAACCCGACAATAGCGACGGCCGGGCGCGAAGGCACGCACTTCATGGCCCCACGTTCGGCGTCCTCGATCTTGACCGAGGCATTCGCCGGATGCTGCCAGTTCAAATCCTGCTGCACCTGCGGATCAGCCATGCCGAGAGTCTCCTATCTGGGGTGAGGGAGAAGGGGACAACTCCAACAGCATCGCGGTATCCAGCCGATCTGCTTCCGGGCGGACGTGCCAGACCGTCAGCCGTTCGATGCTGCGCCAGGCAGGCCACGCGGCGAAGTAGTCATGCCGCCACTCAGGGCCGGGACCACAGATGCCGCGCGGGGCATACCACTGCGTTGAGGGCTCTACAAGCAACACGTACCTCGACCGACTCGCCATTTGATCGAGCACGTCCGTCAACTCGTTCGGCCCGACATAGGCCAGTGCGTAGCAACTGAAGATCAGATCAACGAGCGGGAGCTTGGCTTCGATCTCCAGCGCCGAACCCTCAATCCAACGGGTCTGGACACGGTCGCCCCATCTATCCGTCTCGGCCTGCGCTTCCCCGAACGCCAAGGCTTCGGCGTTCACGTCGAGACCATACAGGGTCAGCGGCCGTGCGAGTTTCCCGCGCTGGGCGATGAGCCGGAGATTGGGCCCGACATGACAGCCGACCTCCGCGACCGAGTGCAATGGCCGGGTCTGATCTGCTCTCCAGAGCCCATCGAGGACGGCCTGGCGATGCGGCGCCCGCCAACTCTCCCAGTAGCCTTGAAGCCACTTGAGACGCTCAACACCAGGATGCCGGTCCTGCCAATAGGCAGTAGCCAGAGCGGTGGTCATGCTTTAACCACGGGCGCGCGGCTCACCATGCGGTTGATCGGCGGCCCATCAGGAGCGCGTTCCAGACGCCGCGCCACACCAAGGCTCAGGAGCGATTCGCCAAGCTTTTCCTCGACCGTGGCCATCTGCCCAGCCGCGTAGACCGCTCGACCAATCTTCACAGGAGCCGTCATCAGCAGCGTCACGGACTCACCGTTTGCCGGCCTGAATGCGCACCGGGGCGGTGGCCGCGTCCCGCTGTAACCGCGGCGATGTAGAATCCCCCGCCCTCTTGGATTCGATCGGCTCAGCATTGCCTGCGCACACGGCACGCTCGGCGAGCCAATCGGTCAGTTCCGCAACCTCGCCCGGGTGGTAGAGTGGCCCACCCGGGACCGAGGTCTTCTGCACGAAGCGCACGGTGCGCATGGCGAGCGGTTACGTCCCCGCCTGCGAGCTGAGCAGCGTAGCGAACGTATCCACGGGGTTCTCATCCGCGCCGGCCATGACGAAGATCGGGCTCTTGGCGAGGACGATCTGCCCGGAACTGGTCGCCCCAGACAGTGTTGTCACTTGCATGACTGGCCGGATGTAGCGCCGCGCTCCGACGAGGCTCACGCCAGCCTGGAAGACCGCACCCGCTGGCGCCGAGTCGGAACTGGCGGCCGTGCCGATGATCGTCGCCCGACGGCCCGTTGAGGTCGTCCCCGGCAGATTGGACCATGCCCCGGACGAGGCTGCCGCGTCTTGCATCCCGACGTTGACGGTCACGATGGCTGAACTGGCCAGCGTCAGATCGGCCGCGACGACGATGAGCGCGCTCCGGTAGCGCCGCGCGAACATCAAGCGGTCCACGGAAGCCCCGACGAAGTCCAAATCACCGACGGAGGTTGACGTCCCTCCGAGGGCAATGCTCACATCCGTGGACGTGGAGTAGACGGCTTTGAGGACTGAATTCGGGTCCATCAGTTCGCTATGCATGCGTCGTCTCCCTTAGGGGGCTTCTAGTCCGCGCGATGCGGCGCCGTCAGGCGGCCCCCGGTTATGCTGCCGTAGTCTATCTGTCTCTCCTCTGTGCCTACCAGCTCATCGCCGTCATCACGGCGGCGGCCACGTCACGCCGAAGCGCGAAGTCATGCTCGCTGATGACGCGGACGACCGTCTGATCCTGTGAGTACGCGGCGACGACCTGCGCCCCGTCGTAGTACGCGGCTTCCTGGCTCGAATCCACCGTGAGGTTCATGCTGTCGCCGATGACCACGTCGGCCATGTCGGCGAGATACAACTCGCCTGTAGCTCCCGTCCCCGGCACCTGCGTGGTCCGCTGGAAGGGATAGCCCATGAGCGTGCCGGCCATCAGTTCCGGCCGATAGGCGAAGGCCCCCGTGGTGGTCTGAATCGTGTTGAGCGAGTTCCAAGAACGCGGTGAGATGATCCACGCCGGGCGTGTCATCGGGACGTTGCCGTTGAGCAGCGCCAGCACCATCGCGCCGAGGTCGGTCGTCATGTTCGCGAGTGACGTGCCGGCGGAGACTAGCACGTTGGCGGCGGCGATCCAGTTGCGGAGACCCTTCGGCGTGTTCGCCGTGCCATCGTCGCGGAGGAAGGCCTGGTTCTCGCGCTGGGCCATGGCGCGCACGACGTCGTCACGCACGATAGAGTCGGCCGCCGGCGACGAATACCGGATGAGATCGTTGCTGATCGGCACGATAGCCGCGAGCTTCTTCCACGAGAGCACGATCTGCCCAAACACGGGCTGCGTCGCGCCGATGTTAGTGTTTTCCCCGATGTACGTCGCCGCCGAACCAGCCGTGATCTTCGGGATGCGGATGGTGCCTGTCGGCATCGGCACCAGCATGGGATTCAGCGCACGCATGTACGACAGCGGACGCAAGAACTCGATGATGTCCTGCGAAAACTGCACGGGCACGAGGAAACCGCCGCCCGTCCCATCGGACGCGGCCATGGCCTTTGTCCGCGCCTCTTCCATCGCGGCATGCACGATAGGGTGCGCGTTCTTCTTCTCCCACGTCAGCGCCAGATCCATGCCACCGCCATTGAGCTTCGCGTAGGCAATTGCCCGGAGCGCCTGCCCGAAGGCGAGGCCCTTCTCGGGCGGCTTCATCTCAGCCACGGGCGCGGCGTGCCCGGACCACCGCGCAATCAGACTCTCGACCGAGCCGAGGGTCTCCTGCTTCTCGCGCAGCGGCTTGAGGGCCGTCTCGATATTCTCCCGCACCGCCTCGGCCACGAGCGGGCCGGCATGCTCCTTGAGCATCGGCAGGACGGCATCCTTGATGTGCTGCTTGAGTTGCTCGGCGGTCATCTGCATGGTGGCATTCCTCCGTTAGTCAAGGCGTCCGGTCAGGGCCGTCATGGCCTGCCGCAGTTCGGCGCGGATGCACGGCGTCACGGTCTCTCGCAGTCCTTCGGTCACGGCCTCTTTACAGGCTCGGTAGAAGTCCTCGGGTGCAATGTCCAGCGTGTCCTCGGTGCGCATCGCGGGCACGGTCTCCAGTAGTTCGAAGATGCCCTCGTCGGATTCATCCAGTTCGAGGATGATAGGATCGAGGGGAACGGGGGCTCTGTCGGCCTTGATCGCATCGGCGATCAACTTCGTGATCTCGGCTGTCGTGAGGCCCAGCGGTGCCCATGCCCAGTTGCTCGGAACAGTGAGGGTCGCAGCGCTGGCGTTCGTCACGCTCCCCGTCACAATGACATTGGTCGCAGTCGTGACCGAGGACTCTGCTGGCGCGGCCGACGCCCCCTCAGCGGCCGGGTGCGTGACCGCCGATCCCTCGCCGGTGCCCGCCAGCATTCGGGCGGCCTTGAGCGTGTCGAGCGTCTTCGTGGCCCAGCCTTCCAGTTCGGCGACGGCGCCATCCATCGCGCGGGATTCGACGAGTGCTTCAGGATGGGCCGGAATCGGACACACTGAAAACTCCAGAAGCTCCTGCTCCTGAAAATCGATCCCACCGCGCGATTCGTTGTAGTTCCACTTCATGGGCTTGAAGCTGACGGAGCACGCGTTGAGGAATCCACCCTTGAGCATCTGCAAGACTTGTCAGCGAACGGGTTGGCCTCGGCAGGAGCGAACTCGGCTTTGGCTTGGAGCTTGCCGTCGATCACTTTGACGCTGGACGCTTTGGCGATGGGGAGCAGGGAGTAATCATGCGCCCACATCACGACGCCGTTCTTCCGGTAGGGACCGAGCTTCCAGCCGTCCTGGTTGATCACGTCGCGGTCACGATCCGGGCTGCCCGTCGAGAGCGTGAACGTCACCGTGCGGGAGGTGCCATCCTCAACCTTGATTTCATCTGGTGTGAAGGTCTTGTAGACAGCGGCGCCTTCTGGAGCTTGCCCCTTGACCGCGAGCTCGCGCCAGACATCGAGCGAGACGAAGCCGTGCCCCTTCGGCGCTTGACCGTTCGGCAGAAGCATTCCCTGCGTCTCCCTGTTCCGGGCACAAAAAAAGGAACCGACACCCCTTGCGGGGATGCCGGCTCCTCATTTGCGCCGGTGGCAACGGTGCTACAAACCCATGACTACCTTACGCCGCACACGCTACACGCGCTGCGGAACGCCTGTCAAGGAAATCCTTTCCTCGCTATGGGTGAGCTTATGGCAGATATAGCAAAGCCACTGGACCTCAAGCGGCTTCGTGTAGTCACGATGATGACCGTTGATCTTATTATCCGGTGTGCCACACCGACTGCACACTGGAGGCCGCACAAGTCGTCCAGACCTGACTGCCCGGTTGACTGCATTTATTGCCCGTCTCCGGTTAGTGTCAGCGGCTAACCAGCGCGCAGTGCATTCAGCTTGTTTTTTATAGACATACGATGCATGGACCTGGCATTTGAGTCGAGGGCCTTTAGGTTGTCCGCAGATATAGCACCGGCCTTCGGCGACCATCCTTATTTGCCATTTTCTCTGCCTACTTATGGCCTTCACGTCGAGACGGCCGACGGCGGCCCAACCGACAGCGCCCGAGAGGCGGCGACAGGCATGGGACCCGAGCCATTCGAGAACAGCGTCACGTCCAAAATCGTCTCATATTCCGGGCGGATAACCACCGAGCGCGGGTGCCCGGACCCGGCCCGGAGATGGACTTCGATAGTCAGGGTGCGGAGGTCGTCCCCCTCGACTGGGCGGCGGGTCAGGGCGGCCTTGATCGCCGCTATGATCGCCTCGGCTCGGGTCATGTCGCTCGCACGGCTTTCTTCCAGCACGCCTGACAGAGATCGTGTTTGGGTACCCGCCGCCAGCGGCGCGTCGTCGCATTCCGCTGAATCTTCACCGGCACGGCGATCTTCCGGCCGCATTCGCAGTAGGCGGGGGCGGTCATGCCGTGGGTGTGAACCGATTCGGTGGCCTGGCAATCAGGCTATCGTACACGCGCTGAAAGTAATCGTTCTTGAAGCCGGACCCACTGTTCCTACGAAGCGTCAGATCGTCTCGCCACAGGCGGAACATCTCCGCCTGGAACGCCGTGGCAATCTCAAGTAGCCGTTCTTCTGATCTGGTCATTCCTCGCGCCGCCGCTTGCGCTTGCGGGTAGGCTTCGGAGTCGGCGTCGGAGTCGGCGTCGGAGTCGGCGCTGGCTGGATGTGTCTCACAAGAGCCCAAAACACCGACCCGAGCAGATCACGAATCTTCACGGCAACCGTTCCGGCATCGGCTGGCCGCAGAGGGGACAGCGGTTCGGCGGTGCCAGAACTGTAACTGCTGCCAGCATGACCTGGCAGTAGTGCTCATCGCCGACGCTGACCATGACGCCGCAGGAGCAGAGATAACTCTGCGTCACGTAGGGGTGCCAGTACTGATCGGTCGCCATCAGCGGATCACCCGCTGCGTCTTCGGGATATCGACGCGTGGCGCATACTTCTCGCTCGGCCTATTTTGCCCCGGCACGGCCGAGAGATCGAAGCGAGGCGTAGCGTTTCCTGAGGACCGTTGCCGGCGGCGCGTCTGAGAACGGACTGGCATATGCCGGTAGCGTTTCACGATGGAGCCTCGTTCTTTCGTTCGCAAGCCGAGCTCTCGTGCTCGCATAAGACTGTTGGTAAGCCTGGTGGCCCCCATGGTTCCATGAGTTGAGGATAGCCATAGCCAGCCCAGCAATGATCTCGTTTCCATGTCTCTTGACACGCTGGGCACATTATCGAATCACCAAAGCTACGGCACACCGGCAGTTGCTTGCGATGATGCCTTCTGCTAGGATAAATCCATCCTTCGTCTGGAGGTCATAGACATGGCCGCGCCACTCGTGCCGCTGGACCGAGACCACGCGATCAAGCTGTATACGGCTGGCCTCACGTATGAGCAGATCGGACGCCTGTTGCACGTCAAGCCGCATCTCGTTTGGCGGCGCTTGCATGACTGGGGCATCATCGGAACCGTGTTTCGGCATGGCCCAAACTGGCGAGCCGATCTGGACGGGGCGGCCATTGCTACGCGGTATCTTGCTGGCGAATCTGAGAAACAACTTGCGGATGCCTATGGCGTCGCCCGTCATGCTATCCGGCTCCGGCTCCTCCTCGCGGGCGTGATCCCGCGCGGCCGTCACGAGGCCGAACGCCTCAAGTGGTCTACGTTGAAATTCGACCGCGCGGCCGTGGAGCGGCAATGTCGCGGTGCGTGGGCGGCGAGCACCGGCCGTGTCGTGCCTCTGGCGACTTTGCGGAGGATGGCCCGCAGTCGAGAACGCCGCTTGACAAAGATCGGCCGATACGAAGAAGCGCTCCGGCTCGCGTTGCACGCTCACGCGATCACGGCGATCCCACAATGCGCTGTCGGCCCCTACAATCTCGACTTGGCCCTGCGTCCAGACCGCATCGCCGTGGAGATCATCACGGGCTATCTCGATTTGGCGAAATCCGTCACACCCAAGCGCGTCCACTATCTCTTTGATCGCGGCTGGGCGGTTCTGATTCTCTTCTGCCCATCGGGCAAGCTGCCCGTCAAACCGGATGCGCTCGCTCAGCACGTCGTCGCCTTTGCGGAGCTGCGCCGCCTGGACCCAGCCGCGCAGCGTCAGTATGGGGTGATTCGGAGTGACGGTCAGTCGGTGCCCGCCTCGCGTTTCCAGCACTACGACGGGGCCAGAGTACGGGGCTTTTAGTCCGGCGAGAGCACGTGCCGCTCCTACGATGCGGGTGTCTGGCATGAAGCACTGCGGATGCGCCGCTGGCTGAAAGATTTGCTGCCCGCGCCTCGGTCCATACGGAATCGTGAATGACCCACCGAGCATGGCTTCCTCACCGTCCAGGGGTTCGCACCACTCCGTATCCACGCGGTCATCGTCAGCGGTCATCCAGACGCGCCGTGTCCGGTCATCCTCGATCAAGCCCTGACGTTTCGCCTCCTGCCATGCCTCTTGCTGGCCGGCATTGGCGGAATTGATCGTCTCCGTCCGCGCAATCATTTGCGCCCGCTGCCGCAGGAGCGCCTGCGCATACCGATCTGTGCGCGTAGCAATCGCCTCGGCATCGAGCCCTTGCTCGAGTAACTTCTCCCGGAATGCCCGCACCGCCTCGGCCTGCCGCTCCGTCAACCCGATCACGAGGCGAATCTCCTGCGCCGTGTCATACACGGATTCGCCCGAGGCCATGCCGTGTTCCATGATGACGCGCTCAGCGGCTAGCGTGCCGTCGGTGACGCCAGTAATCAGCGCGCCCGACGCCGTCGCCGCCCAGTTTACCGCATGCGGCGAGACCAGCGAGAAGGACAGATCAATGCCTGCCGCCGTGAGCAGCTCCACGCCGTTCTGCGCGCCGAGCAGGAAGCCCTGCTGAATCGTCGGAGACCAGCCGTTGAGCCGTGTCACGAGGAGATCGATCTTGGCCGCAGCCTGCGCGAGGCTGGTCGAGCCCTGAATCACGGCAGCCGCCAGGGCTTCGAGATCGGTCGCCGCCTGCGACTCGGCGACGGCGCGGAGAAAGACGGCGCGCATCGTGGGCTCAAGCCGGGCGGCGAGACGGGAGAGCTCCGGCAGATCCGCCAGCGTCTCGACGGACTTGACTAGAGATCGCTCTGCTGCGAGATCGCCAGCCTGTTGGAAGATCGCGCGGTCCCCTTCGAGCATTGCCGCACGGACGAGCCGCGCCTGCTTCGGCGGCGCGACCAGCGTCCCGCCTCCACCACCAAAGGCTGGCATCGGCTCGGTCAGGTCCGTCATCGGCACGAGGTTGAAGGGCACCATGTAGACCTTGCCCTTGCCATTCTCGACTTCCGGCTTGCCGGCCATCTCCCGCCATTCATCCTGCGTCAGGGACCACGGTGCGACCGTCGCCACCGCGAGGGCATGCTCCTGGTCCTCCCGAATCGGGGAGACATACTCGACGATCAGCCGGTCGTCCCACTCGGCGATGAGCTTTTCCTGATAGATCGCGCGGAGGAATTCGAGGCGCGGCGTGAGCACGTCCTTGGACCAGATCATGTCGGCCGCTTGGATGGTTGAGCGATTACTATTCTCCACGAGGCCCAGTTTCTCAGGTGGAATGCCGAACGTGTGGATAGCAATGTCGCGGGCGAACTCGCGCAATTGGACGAACTGGCCCTGGCGGAAGTCGTGATCGAGTTCAGTAATCTTGATATCTCCGGAGAGGAAGTGCGTCTTGAATCGGTTCCAAAAGCCCTTGTGTTTCGCGTTCCATTCTTCCTGCAACTGATTCGTCTGCCGCTCGCTGAGGGACGGTCCACTCACGATGAGGTCGGGCCTAGCGTTGTTGAAGTAGAACTGTTTCGTAGTCCTTGCCGCGTACTCATCGCTCTCGAATTCGTCGCCGAGCGCCATCCCCATCCCCGTCCCGCGCGCATAGGGATTCTCCGGGTTCGGATCACAGAACCAGAGCATCTCCGTATCGGGGACTTCCGCGCGCCAGCCACGGAACTGGACGCGATAGATTCTCTTGCTCGGCGTCGGCGTGGTCTGCACCCAATGCGGCGGAATGGGCCACGCGCCAATGACGACACCGGCCGCGTTCCGCTCCTTGAGCCAGAACGCCTCGCCGAGAATTTCGATATGCGTATTCGTCACCTTCCGCATGGAGAGGCCAGTGAGGTAGTCATTGCCCGTGGCGAGCAGATCGTAGAACGGGTGGCGCGGAATCTCGCGGAGCTCGCCGGTCTGCTTCAGTGCCTTGAGCATGAGCGTGCGTGCGGCCTGATTGCTCGAGCGCGCCTCACTCGGAAACGCTTTGGCCCGCCCATCGCTGCCTTGCTTGGCGTACAATTTCCATTCCGTCGCGGCGACGGACCCCGACAGCTTGTCCACGATAGCCCGGAGCCACGGCATGTGGGAATAGGCCGCGAGGAATTCTCGGCTGCCCCGGATGGGCGGATTGCCGATGCCACCTGGGAGAATACCCGAGAACAGGCCCATGCCTTGCGTGGCTGAGGCGTCGTTGAAGAGCCCGATGGGCGCTTTCTGCTGGCGTGGCGCGAAACCAAGAAGTTGACGAAGATTCATACCGGACTCCATTGGTAACTTGCTGGCACAAGATCATCTCGCCACTCTATGGACACGCACACACCGCAATCGTCGCATCGCTCCACTTCCTGCCACGCCCAGCGGATATTCCTCATCCATGCCCCGTCATGCACCCATGCGTCAGGCCGTGTGTCCTCTCGCCATTCTAGCGTAGCCGGGATAAGGTGCCTAGCATGCGGCTCGCCATAGGAACAGTAACCGCGCTCTCGTCGCCGTCGACACCTTGGCGATCTATAGGGAGAGAACATCAGCGACGGACCGCTCCACATGGGGCCGAAGAGTTGGCGGAGGGTCATACGGGAAGCCCCCTATCGTCGATCCACACAAGCGCAAAGCGACCGCACTCACATCTCTCCTGAGCAACAGAAGTCACGCACCGAGAGATAAACACGGGGCCCGGAGCATCAGAGGTGGGCGCACACACCGTCTCGTTCTTGACGGCAGTGTCATGACGGAACCAACTCCCGCGTACCGCGAGCGTCTGCCGCTCTGTTCCCAGCATCACGCATGCCTCAGATTGACACGGATAGCTACACGTTCGGCGAGCCATCGCTCACATTCCGCAAGCTGCCCGTCTATCTCTGCCGCTTGTTTCAATATCGCCTCACGCTCTCGAAGCAGCTGCGCTTTCCGGTCCCACAGCATGTCGTCTATCACATCCAGCATCACGCATCCCCCGGAAAGTACGCGCCGCGACGGGCGACGCGCGACGTGACTTCGTTCACGGCCGCGGCCAGCGCCTCCTCTTTGTCCATGGTCTTCGGCCCGCCCCAGAGTCGCACGGCCGGATGCTCTAACACAAGTTCCGTCACTGCCCAGACCAGAGCATCCATCCGGTCGGGGCTGTCCATCGCCATCGGGACCCAGGTCGTCATCTGCTCCTCCAGCTCGGGGAACACGCCGACATGATGTACACGCCCCTGCTCGTACAGCGCGGCCACCGGCTCGGCCCTGGTCAACTTCCCTCGGCTCGCGTGCACTTTCTTGTACGACACGGTCGAGTCAACAGATCGGATGACGTGCTCGACCATGTCGCCGCCGTTATTCACCTCGGCGACGATGCGATCCGCGTGCTGCCGATGGTACGCGCGCACGGCCTGCGCCCCCCACACCGCCGGCAACGCGCCGGCGAGCGTGCAATCCTCGATCACGTACACGTGCCCATCGGCCGCTTCGCCCGCGAGAATGATCCCTGTCTCGTCGCCGCCTTCCTCGGCCGAGGCCGCCGGATCAATGGCCACGACGACGCGCACGAGTGGCGGATGCTCCCGCACGCGGCCCCGCGTGATGATGGCCGAGGTCCACAGCGCGCCTGGCGTGTCCTCCAGAATCGCCGCGTGCA